CAGGGTTCGGAGCATCTCTGCGATTTCATTAGTGCTGCGGGTGGCATCCTCTTTGAAACCCTCCAACCTCTCGTCCGTGTCAGCCTGACGTGACACCATCGACATCCAACTCTTGTAGAACTCCCGAGGCTCAGTCCTCGCGTACTCCAGCAGACCCCATGCACCGCTGCTGGGGGCCTCCTCCGGGGTAATGTCCGCTACACCCAGATTGTCGTAAACCCAGCCAAAGTCACCACGGACACTCCCGTCCTTACCCTTGAACACATCAGCGGGTGCCGATGCGACCAGAGTCACAGGAGCCTTCCTACCACGTGCATTCTCCACATGGTAGTTCCCCTCGAAGCCGAAAGCCTTGGCAGCCTCAAGCCAGGACTCGCTCTTACTACGGCCATGCTTCTCAAGAGCACGGCGGTAAGCCGAGAACTCGGGCCAGCGGCCCTCGTCCTTGATACGCTCGCGGAACTGGTCCTGCGTCTCAGGCATGGCTTCCCTAAAAAGACCAACCCTCGCCCCATCCCCTAGACAGGCGAAGGGAAGCCCACCCAGCTACGGGAGGGACGAGGGAAGGAAAAGGCCCCGTGAGTCTAGCTGACAAAACTGACACAAGTCAATCAAATTGAAGCGACCATAAAGGTAGGGCAAATTTACCCTACCTTTACGCCATACGCAGAGAGGTCCCATCAGAGGGGCCCCAAAGGGGGTTTCCTCGGGGTTTAGCCAAAGGACGCCAAGCCTGTAATAGGGGTCCCAAATCTGTGTCGCGGTAAGAACGAGATAAGTGAAAGTGGGGCCCCCGCCGAGGGCGGGGGGTCGGTCCTTTTTTATGGCCGGTGCCACCGTAGGACGCGGCGTGCTCTTAAAACAGGGCGGTAGATCCCGAGTACAGGGCCCGGATCAGCACCCAGGAGCACGGCCTACGCCACGTCATTGCAGCTGGGTAGGTGGTCTACTGGCCACGTGGGCTATCGTAGGGCATGCAGGGACATTGGTAGGGCAGCTGGCCAGCGTCCCGGGCGCATACGCAAGCCACGAGATGACTATGCTTCCTGCATAACCGTCCCGTGGCTTAGCGGGGCTCTCAGGCCCTGTAGACTCGTTTTGGCGTGTTCCTGGGTGCTGGCACTACATCCGGAGGGCCTGTGGGGCCCTGTAACGCGTCCGGATGGTCTGTCCCGACATACACACCCTCTCTACATGTCCACCTCAGCGTCATGATCCAGGAACACACCCTCACACTCTTCTACCACTACTTTTGGGTTGTGATAGGTACGCTCTTGTCCGGATGCGAATCGTACCTTCATCTCGTACCGACCTTCCGGGACTGGCCGATCATAGTCTACGGTCAATCCCAGGGAGTCTACGAAGTATGCCACCGTCCCGTTGACCGCTGCCACCATATCCGCGGCATCCTGCCAAGTGAAATACGGCTTGTCTCGGTGCCTGATTTCTTGGACGTCTTCCACGTTGACTTGAAGCCGTGGCGTGACCACTTGAGCCCGGGCCAGCTGCGCTTCTCGTTCTTCAGCTGTCCGTGGCCGATCGGTTAGCAACCACTGCCACGGGGTATCTTCATGTTGCCACCGGACGATTCCGACTTGATTGCCATTCTTGTCTAGAACCACCTCAATCTCTTGCAGTCTCTCCACGGTGATTCCCGAGTCCGATTGACCATACGCGTGGATCCGTTCAATGCGATCGGCCACGGCCCTGATAGCGTTGGCCAGCTGGCCCGTATTCACTGTCTCCCGGGGCCCGTTGCCTAGCAGTTGGACGAAATCGGCGTTGCCAGTGTCGATGATGATCGCCACGCGTTCTAGTTTGCAGTCTGCCATTGTCGTAATCCTTCAAGAAATAGAATAGGCGCGAGCTAATCCCGAAGCACATCGGGACGCGTCACGCCAGTTGTTGAACCGTGTTTGCGGACTTTCCACCGGGCCCGTTACCCATAGGGTTTGACCATCCCGGTGGATAATTACACCGGTTGGCCGTCCCTGGGACAGCTGTCGAAACCTAAATCTGGCCGGTTGAGCCCCGCGGATTGTCTCGTAGGTTATCACTCGTCATCCCCTGGGATTGTCTCGGTTGAATCGATCCACCGTATTGGCTTTTCCCCGATTGAATCCATGGCGATGGCCCGGAGGAACTGGACGCGGTTGAAACCAAGTCTCGCCATCTCTAGACCGCCATCCGAATCAACGACCATATTCGGGACGCCCCGCGGGGCCTTTCCATGGCGCGAGCCATCGGGATTCCAAATAAACAATCCGCACAATTCCGGATTCCCCGGGACGTGGCCAATTACAACCACATGCTGTTTGTTGGCTTTTGCTTGTGCTGAGGGTGCCATTACCATTCTGTATGCCTTTCCAATTACGGGTCACAATTGTCGAGAGGGATTAGAACACACATTGCAGTTGCGGTGCAATACCTCTATAGTGGCCCGCGGTATTTTTCCACAATTGAAGGGAATCAGAATGAAGATGACGAAACCATTGGCCCGGGGAATCACTGGGGGGCTGGGGGCCCCGTCTAAGATGCCCGGATACAGTTGGGGCATCCCAGCGTCCACTTGCCAGCTGGGGAGCCTACTAGCACGGAAACCCGGGACGATATGCTCAAAATGCTACGCGTTGCGGGGTTTCTATCGTATCCAGTCCGTGCAAGATCGATTGCAGGCTGCCCTAGATCTATTCAATATTGCAGCTGAAACCACCACCGGGCTGGATCGGTGGTGTGATGCAATGGCGTGGCTGATAGCCGATTCCGGGGACGGCTATTTCCGGTGGTTCCATTCTGGGGATTGTCAATCCCCGACAATGGCCCGGGCTATCTTCCAGGTATGCGACAAAACGCCACGCGTTAAACATTGGGCACCATCCCGAGAACGTGACCATTGGGAATCAGCTGGGACGCCACCGAAAAACCTAGCGTTGCGATTCTCCGGAACGATGATCGACGGGCCACCACCGAAAAAGAAAACGCGCCTAGCGTCCACGGTCTCCACCGGGGCCCGATTGCATGGCAGACGTTGTCCGGCCCACATGCAAGCTAACGCATGCGGGGATTGTAGGGCGTGCTGGGACAAACGGATTACCGTCATCGAATACGAAACCAACAACGTTCACTGAAAGGATTGTCAAGGATGACGGGGCCCGCGTTTGCGATCGCGATCATTGCCGTTGCCGTGCTGTTAATGTTACTAATAGACTTGATAGATCGTGACGATTAGCTCACAATCACCAACTTGGGACGGTGCGGTTGCGGTTGGCCAGCTACTAATCCCACCAACAACCACCAACGCCAACCACCTTGAAAGGGAAGTCATGACGAAACGACTAAACTTAATGCTGCATTGCGGGGCCCAAGCGGTTGAGCCCGAACAACTTGACCACGTGGAACTGCCACCGATCAAACGCAATGAACGTGGCCACATAACCTATCAACCAGTGTCCCACGGGGCGGTCCGGGCTGAAATTCACCGGGCCCTTAATGGGCAAGGTCTTGAAGGGCCTGTTGTCGTTGCGGAAGCGCAAGGGATGACGGAGGATGGTCAACGGGCATTTGGGATGATCCAGGTCGACGTTGACCGGCTGGACGTGGCCAAGCAGAAGACCGGACTGATTGTGGGGTGGCGAAACTCTCACGATCAGAAATTCGCTAGTGCTCTTGCAATGGGTGCTGGCGTCTTTGTTTGTGACAATCTCTCGTTCTCCGGGGAAGTCCGGGTGACGCGACGTCACACGCGTTTCATCCGGAGGGACTTGCCCGGGGTGATCTCCAACGCTGTTGGCAAATTGCTGGCGGCCCGTCACCACCAACAGCGTCTTTTTGAGGCCATGGAACAAACCCAACTGGGACGGTATCGCCTCAACGACACGCTGGTTGAATCCATGCGGGTGGGGGCTATCCCCAACGCGTCGATACCCAAAGTGCTGGCCGAATACGAATCGGACCACCATCGTGAGATGCACGGTGGCGGTACCGCGTGGTCGCTGTTCAATGCGTTCACTGAGGTCAGTAAAAAGGACCCCGTGACCACCGCAATGAAGCGGACGCAAAAGTTGCACGGGGTATTCGGTAGCCTATGCGGGCTAGCCAGCTGATCAAGACCGCGGGGGGCGTGGCTTCCAGGCCACGTCCCCTCTTTTTTTTTGAAAGGAAAAGGCAATGAGAGTTTCGAGTAACCGCCAACCAACGCCACCAACACCAACACCACCAACACCAACGCCACGAACCACGCAGGAGGTTGACAAGTTACTCGTCCCGATAGACTACATGTGGATGCTTGTCGAGATGGGAAACATCGCACCGGGAAGAGCCTGCAATTGGTCCGCTGAAAGCAGCGGCTGCACAACCGGTTTCAGCGCGACGTGGTTTGTCGAGCGGAAAGGGCTTGTCGCAGGTCGGTGGGATGAGGTTTGTTTCCTCAGCTATCAAGATGGGAAGATCATCGCAGGATTCAACACACGATTCATCGACACATACCGCGCCGAGTATTTTGCGATGATCGGATTAACAAAAGAGTACCAGAGTCTCGTGGAGTGGACTGACTTCCAGGACCCGAAAGGAGGGAAGTGATGAGCGAGAACTGTTACGAGTGTGGCCACAGCGTGGAGTGGGGTAGCGGCAGATACGTCAACCGTGTCCCAGCCGACTGCCCTGATGGCATGGAGGAATATGTGAAGGACCCCACCGGGGAATGGATTTGTGCCGAGTGTCTATGTGAAGGGGAGGAAAGTGAAGTGGTATTCCATGGAGATGTTGCGTTGACCGATTACGACATGCTGATGAAAAGGCTGGCCGGGGACAACAAAGAGAAACTTCAGGCCACCGTGCCAGTAACCGGGGAAGTGCCCGCGGATGGTCGAGTCCGGCTGTCACTAGACTTCCCCAACCCGCAATCCATGATCGAATGGTTTGCTATCTCCAGAGGTCACCTGCTCCCAGAGGACGTGGTGATCTACACGCTGGACGCGTTGGATGGCCAATATCCTGTGGAGAACAGTTTCATAGTGAAACGTGACGGGGACCGGCCAGAAGACTTCAAGCTTCAATTCAACATCGAAGAAGCCTAGCCCATGTAGCGGGTAGCGTGCCCGGCCCTCAGCAGCTCGTCATTCACGCAGACGAGTTGCTGGGGGCCTTTTTCGATCCATAGCTCACACAACCAGCGTCCCCACTTGCCTTTCTGGCGGCCCTTGTGCGTCTTGAGAAGCACCTCGCCATCCTCAGGCAGCATCTCCCTCACAAAGTCCCTGGCGGCACGCCCAGCCACCCTTGTGGCACCCCTGATCTCAGGGCAGTCCACGGATAGCAACCTCAGCTTTTGGCGGTGCAAGTACACGCCAAATCCCAGCGAAACAGTTGCAGTCGCGCTGTCCCCATCGTAGACGTCCTCGGGAAGGATAATGGCACGGTAACCGAACCTAGCGGGCTTTGTCCTCGACACGTCGGATTCCTTTCACGACGGGGTTACCATCAACACTAATTATCTCTAATTCCCACTCCTGGGAGGCTGCTTCAGTTGGAGCCACCACCGGGGGAGCAGGGTCAACCACCAACGGGGTCTCTGGTTTCAACTGAAACAGACCGCTGACAGCACCAAGGCCGCCAGCAGCCAGACCGGCCAAGGCAATCCCTTTCCAGAATCCACCACCATCGATCAGGTTGACCGCTCCATTGCTCGGGTAAGTCCCGACATCCAGCTCACCCAGCCCCGCGTCCTTCGCCATGATTTTCCTCCGGATCTTGAGCCGCTGGGCAATATCATGCGCCCAGATGTTGGCCACTAGCCCCTTATTCTTCGCCTTCGATCGGTAGACTTCCCCCGCTGGAGTGTCCATCACTGATCTCCTTGATAAACTCTCGGTCGAGAGCCACCAGTTCCTGCATTGCCTTTTCCTGTGCCTCCCCCAGACGCAGGGCGAGCGCAACCGCCTCCTGGAGACGGCCTTGCTCGTCCAACGCCAACAGTCGAGCAGCCTCAGCCCTTTGCTCAGCTGTCGTAAGCATTAGGAAGCCGGACTGATCGGTGCTTCACGCATCAGCAACTGACGAGCAGCAGCCGATTCCATCACGTCAGGCTCTGAGAGCGTCTTCAAAAAGACGCGATCCACGAGGACGAGGGTCGTTTGCGATGCGTCACCGGCGCGGCCGATTCGCTCACCAGCTGCCGCCTCCAACAGGCTTTGAAGATCCACTGTACTAGCCATAACTCTACTCCTTCACGGGACGCAGCCGTATTCGGATTGTCGTTCGGAAATTGCTGCGCCATTCTTCCAACGACTCCAACCTCGACAAGAGGCCGGATACATCCACTGCCGTCCCTGGCTCACCATCTCTGCCATCACGACCAGCCGGTCCAGCAGGCCCGGGTGGCCCAGTAACCGGTTTGATCGACTCTAATTCTTTCAACTTACGCTTCAGTTCCAGGATCTCACGGGTCCTGTCCTCATCACCCCAGTCTGCGCCCTCAACACGGGGTCCAAACGCCTTGTATTCCTTGAGAAACGACACCAACTGCGTGTGGCTGGCAGCAAACAGTTCCTTGTCATCCTTACCATGGCTGGCAACCCCCACCAGTACCCCGCCAGCATACACCCCCGACCCGGAATCTCCATCGCGGTATTTTCCACCCACCACCTTGTAACCACGACGCATGAGCAGCCGCTTGTTCGATGAGTCGGTGATTTCCTGGGAACCCATCGCTTTCAGGTGCTTGTGCCCGTGCCTGCCATACGCGGTGACCACTCCATCGACGGGTGCTTTTTCTGACACCACGGCCAACGACTGGCCACTGCTGGGGATCTTGAACAGTGCAAGGTCGGCCTCTTTATCGAGAGCCACCCAGGAACCCCTGACCCTGCGTCCATCTTGAAGAACGATGTAAACCACATCGCCAATAGCACCGGCACAGTGCGCTGCGCTGACCCCGAACGTGGAACTGAGGTCCCGGTGGACGAGCGTACCACTGCATCCACCAACATCAACTGCACCTCTGGGGAGGCTTTTAGAGGGTACAGCTGAACACAGGATCAGGGCAGCGCAGACACCTTAAGCCGCATGACTACTCCTTCTTCTTGGCCGCGGACTGGAACGCCTTGCGGCCAGCTTCAAATCCGCACGCCAGGATCAACAATTCCACGATCGTCAACACCTCTCCTTTGTCGAAGTTGGTAGAGTTCAGATACAGGAACGTCGTCAATCCAGCAAACATCACAACGAGTCGAATAATGCCCCAAAACGGATGGTTTCCATTGATATCCATTCGCAACCTCCTTGTTATAATCAGCCATGGCCCACCTCATCATGGATGACTCTACGGGGAAGGATCCCCGGGTGGGTCACCCACCACGACAATCTCCACGCGAGGATCGTCCTTGTCAACAGTGACCTCGGGCATCTGGGGCCGGAATCCATAGTCATCGACGCCCAGGGCCGCTGCAATTCCATCATAGGCATATTTCAGCATCGCGGCCATGTTATCCCGATCGCGACGTCGCTTATCTTTGTAGTAGAATGTCGCCTGTAGCCGGGCATTCGACCAGTCAACGTCCCCTCGCCTCCGACTCACAAGCTCTGTGAAACAAGCCACCCGACACGCTTCGCGGTACTTCTTCGAGTGTTTATGACGGGTGCGCCAGTGGCAGCGTGAGTTAGGGCTCAGCTGCCTCGGAGGGAGGGGACAAACTACGG